AACAAAAAAAGAAAAAAGAAATAAAAAAAAATAATAATCAAGTCTATAAAGAAAAATAGCTAATAAAAGAAATAATTTAAACGAAAAGAAAAAAGTTTTAACAAAGGTTGAACTGGCGGTTGACCCAAAGCGACAACAAACTACCAACAAAAATACAGTTCTTACTGAATCAGAGTTTAGTAAAGCACCGAAACAAGTTCGAGACTTTGTAAAAGAAAACAAAGAGTCCATAGTATTTAAACCTAATGATGGACCACAGACAGATTTCCTAGCGGCAGGAGAACAAGATGTTCTTTATGGCGGTGCTGCAGGGGGTGGTAAGTCTTATGCAATGTTAGTTGACCCATTGAGGTTTATGCATAGACCAAGCCACCGAGCATTACTTCTAAGAAGAAGTATGCCAGAGTTAAGAGAATTAATAGATAAATCAAGAGAATTATATACCAAAGCTTTTCCGGGTGCAAAGTTCAGAGAAGTAGAAAAGGTATGGAAGTTTCCCTCGGGTGCTACATTGGAGTTTGGTTATCTTGATAGAGATGCGGATGTGTATCGCTATCAAGGTCAAGCTTACAGTTGGATAGGTGTTGATGAATTAACACAATACCCAACAGAGTTTCCACTTCAATATTTGCAATCACGATTAAGAACAACAGACCCAGAAATAAAACCTTATATTCGGTGTACTGCAAACCCCGGTGGAGTTGGTGGACATTGGGTGAGAAAAAGATATCTTGACCCTAGTCCTCCTAATGAAGCATTCAAAGGACCAGATGGTCTAACAAGAAAATTTATTCCTGCAAGATTGGAAGACAATCCATATCTATCAGAAGATGGTAGATATGAAAAGATGCTTGAGTCCTTACCTCCAATCCAAAGAAAACAATTACTAGAAGGTAATTGGGATGTAGCAGAAGGTGCAGCATTTGTTGAGTTTAATCCAGAAATTCATGTTATACCTCCTTTTAAAATACCAGTCCATTGGATGAAGTATAAAGGAATTGACTATGGCTATGCTGCCGAGTCTGCTTGTGTATGGGCAACAATAGACCCAGATGATGATACATTAATTATTTATCGTGAACTTTATAAAAAAGGTTTAACAGGCGAAGACTTAGGTAACATGCTTACTGAGTATGAACGAGAAGACCATAAAAGTATTCAAGGAGTATTAGATACTGCAGCTTGGAACAAGACAGGTGTGGGAGGACCAACAGTAGGAGAGACATTGGTCCGAGCAGGACATAAGTTAAGACCAGCAGATAAAAATCGAATTCAAGGAAAGATACAGATACACGAGTATCTTAAACAAAACAAAACAACAGGAAGACCAAGACTACAAATATTTTCTAACTGTGTAAATTTAATTAGAGAGTTACAAAGTATTCCTGTTGACCCTAACAAACCGGAGGATGTAGATACTAAAGCATCAGACCACGCATATGATGCACTTAGATATTTAATAATGTCGAGACCTCAAAAACCTTCGGCTTATAGTCAGATGAGAGAAATAAAAAGATTTACACCATCTGACCCAACTTTCGGATATTAATTATGGATGGAGATAGTGACGATATGTTCTTAGCAAATTTAAAAATGAAATCAAACATTATAGAAAGTTTAAAGTCCCATGCAAAAGGACATATAGATAAACATAAAGCTAATGTTGAAGTATTATTACAGAACCCTGCAGGTGTAGCAGAACATCCAGATGTAGTTGAAACAATTGAAAAAGAATTAGAGATAATGGCAAAGTATGACGACCAATTAAATATTCTTGATAAGTACTTCAAGTAATGCCAACATATACATTTAAAGATTTAAAAACTGGCGAAGAGTTTGATAAAGTCATGTCGTATGAAGACATGCTCAAATATAAAAAGAAAAAAGATATTGAGTATGTTATCAAACCATTTAAAGTATTTAGATTAAATGATATGGGTGGACCAGAAGATAGTTTTAGAGAATGGTGCAGACAACCAGAAACAGATATAGATACTAGTAAGTCTAAGAACTTTAGAAATTCAAAGAAAGATTATTTATATAGTAATGCCGAAGACAAGTAACCCAATAATTATAGGTGACAAAGAGTACCACAAGTATTTAATAATTTGGGAGGATATTTGCGGGGATTCAACGATTACTGATTTTAATGAGTTTAGTAAGATGTCAGTAGCTAAAATTAATACAGAAGCTTATATATTTAAGAAGACTGACAAGTATGTATGGAGTTTTGCATCATATCAGAATGATAATGGTGAAGTAGCTTTTGGGGATAGAAATGTATATCCTCGAAGTGTAATAAAGAAAATGATTAAAATTTAAAAAACACTTGACAAAACGAGCAAGTGGGTGTATAATAAAGGTATAACTAGATATGGTAGATTACAAAGACACAACTGAACCTAAAGACGAAGAAAACCAAGAAAAACAACAAGAAAGTAATAGATTAGCTTCTTTTGTTTATGACAGGTTTATTACTTCTGAACGAGCAAGGCAATCTGATGAAGACAGATGGCTTGAAGCTTTTCATAATTACAGAGGTCAGTATTACAAGAATGTTCAATTTAGAGAACATGAGAAGTCAAGAGTCTTTGTAAAAGTAACTAAGACAAAAGTTTTAGCTGCATATGGACAATTAGTAGATGTATTGTTTTCTGCTAATAAGTTTCCAATATCAGTAGAAGAAACAAAAGTACCAGAGGGTGTGTCTGAATATGCTCACCTTAATCCTGTAGGAGAAAACTTACAAAACTCTGGACCAAGTATTGAAGGCGGTGCAGACCAATCACAACCATCAATGTCACCAGAGCAAATGTCTTTGGTTGGATTTGAAGGTGATGGTAGAGAGTTACCAAAGGGTGCAACATTTACTGGACTTCAAGAAGATAAAGAATTTTTAGGTTCACTTAAGAATGAACTAGGAGACGAAGCTGTTAAAGAAGGTTCTGCTCCATTGCCAGAGATGGCACAAATAAGACCTGCTACTACACTAGCAAGACGAATGGAAAAATTAATCCATGATGAGATTGATGAGTCTAGTGGGTCACAAGAATTAAGAAACGCAATCTTTGAATCTGTTTTATTAGGAACAGGTATTATCAAAGGTCCTTTTACTTTTAATAAAACTTTACATAGATATGTTAAGAATGAAGATGGTACAAGAAGTTATCAACCAGAACAAGTAAAAGTACCTAGACTAGAATTTGTAAGTGCATGGGATTTTTATCCAGACCCAAATGCAAAGACTATTGAAGAATGTGAATATGTTGTACATAGACACAAGCTAAATAAAAATCAATTAAGAGATTTATTAGACAGACCTTTCTTTGATAAAGAAGCAGTACTAGAAACTTTACAAGATGGTCCTAACTATCGTAACAGAACATTTGAAACACAAATCAAAGCAGAAGATGATGCGAACACAACTGAGACAGATAGATTTGAAGTACTAGAGTTCTGGGGTTGTGTAGATAAAAAAGTTTTAGAAGATGCTCAGATATCTATTCCAGAAGGAATGGATGATGAGAAAGAAATGCAAATCAATGCATGGGTAACTGAAAACAGAGTGTTAAGAATGGTAGTCAATCCATTTAAACCTTACAGAATACCATACAACGCATTTCCTTATGAGAAGAACCCATATAGTTTCTTTGGTATTGGTGTACCAGAGAATATGAAAGATGCTCAACAAATTATGAATGGTCATGCAAGAATGGCTATTGATAATTTAGCTTTATCAGGTTCACTTGTTTTTGATGTTGATGAGTCAGCATTAGTAGCAGGACAAAACATGGATGTATATCCGGGCAAAATATTTAGAAGACAAGCAGGTATGCCGGGTCAAGCTATTCATGGATTAAAGTTTCCAAACACATCAACTGAGAATATGATGATGTTTGATAAGTTTAGACAGTTGGCAGATGAGTCAACAGGAATACCTTCTTACTCTCATGGTCAGACAGGTGTTCAAAGTATGACAAGAACAGCTTCTGGTATGTCAATGTTATTATCAGCAGCAAACTTAAATATAAAAACTGTTGTAAAAAATTTAGACGATTTCTTATTAAAACCTTTGGGCGAAGCATACTTCCAATGGAACATGCAGTTTTATGAAGGAGACTTAGCAATTGAGGGAGACCTTGAAGTTAAGGCAACAGGAACATCTTCTTTAATGCAAAAAGAAGTTAGGTCACAAAGACTTACAATGTTCTTACAAAGTGTACAGAATCCTGCGATTGCACCATTCGTAAAGATTCCAGAATTAATAAAAGAACTAGCATATACATTAGACCTTGACCCAGAGACAGTAATCAATGACCCTAATGAAGCAGAAATATATGCTAAGATTATAGGACTACAAAATGCAAGACAGAACCAATCAGTTGGTGGAACAGATAGTCCAGAGTCCCCAATGGACACACCTCAAGGAGTACCTAACCAAACTCCAACACCAGACAACTCGGGAGTTGGCAATGGCACAATCGGAACAGGAGGTGTTCCGCAAACAGGGGAAATGGAATTTACTGGAACAGTTAATCCAACTGGACAAAACTAATAAACTTAATAAACAGGAGAAATAACTATGCCAATGGGAAAAGGAACTTATGGAAGTAAAGTAGGAAGACCATCTAAAAAGAAAATGGCACATGGCGGAATGGCACATGGCAAAAAGAAAAAAATGATGGGTGGCGGAATGATGAAAAAGAAAATGATGTATGGTGGTATGGCATCTAAAAAGAAAAAGTAATTTACAATGGCTACTAAAGAGTTAAGAAATCAAATGGATGGGTTTATGAAACCCGCAACAGCAGAAGCACCAACTATGGGATTGTATGATGTTAATACTCCTCAAAGTGTGCGTGAAGGAACTCCATTAAGATTATTTGACAAAGAAAGAGCAAGATATAAAACAGGTGATGTTGTAGAAGATAATTACAACAGAGCATTAGCAGTTTATAGTGCAATGAAAAATGCAAATGAACCAGATGCAAAAATAAAAGAAAGAATTGGCGAACTCCAATATAATAAAATTATTATGAATAAAGCAAATGTTAAGAAAGCTGCGACAGGTGGTTTAATGGGTGGTGACCCTAGACTTGGAAGAGTAGAAGATGTTGGATATCAAGCTTATAGTAAAGGTGGCTTAACAGATTATGAATTAGTCCAATTAAAAAACATGGGCTAT